AACACGGATCATAACATCAATAAGCTCCATCAGAAGTTCAGCGACCTTTGGCGTTATCTCTACCAAAGTGTCAATAATATGAACCAGAAGGATGCCCAAAGATTCCGCGATAATCGGAGCAGCGTCCGTAAACACCTTAATAAGGTCGACGATGCCCTGCGCGAATCCCGCCACAAGAGCAGGAATTCCCTCACCAATGGCTCTCATAGCCGCGACAATTGCGTCCGCCGCGTCCGGACCAGCCTTAGCCAGGATCTCGAACGCCTTTGCTGTGGCCAGCGCGCCGATACCGAATAGGGTAAACGCGCCGCCAATAAACAGCAACGCAACACCCAACCCCAGAAGGGCCGGGATAACCGGTTGTAGAAGAGCAGCAGCAATACCAAATACGGCAAGAGCGATCGCAATTCCTCCCAGAGCCTTCAAAATGTCTCCGAACGGAACTGCCGCGATGTTCTTAAGCACCTTGGCGAGGATTCCTAGAGCGACAGAGACAATAAGAATGGCACCGGCTCCGGCGATAGCTCCAGACATAGCGTTAGTAGCGACAGCCAGAATAAGAAGGGCGCCGGCCATAACGGTAAGCCCTCGGCCGATTTCACTCCAAGACATTCCACCGAATTGCTTCATGGCCTTTGCGATGATGTTCAAAGCAACACCAACGATAACCAAGCCGGCAGCTGTCAATATCATGTTCGGAGGCATAAGGTGCATGGCGCCAGCAATAACCAGCAACCCTCCACCAATACCAACCAAACCATGACCTAGTTCGCCCCACTCAATGGTAGCGAACTCTTTAACGGCCTTGGCTAGGATCGTCAGCCCGGTCGCGATTAGAATAAGACCGGCGCCTTGAGCAACCATTCCGGGAGGCATGAGATGGGCAGCGCCAGCTATGATAAGAAGACCTGCCGCAACACCAGCAAATCCTCTAGCCATCTCTTCCCATTCCATAGTTGCAAATATAGCAACTGCACCCGCAAGAATATTAATAGCTACTGCCATGGCAATCATGCCCACGCTGGCCGCGATAAGACCGACAGAGTTTGCCGACAATATAACCGCTGCTGCACTGACAATGCCGAGTAGAGCAGCGACACCGGCTAGCCCTCTAACCAAATCGCCCCAGCTCAATTGAGCCAAGATGGCTACGGCTCCGGATAGAATAACGATTGCCGTACTTAGAAGGATCATACCCGCTGCGACAGCCGCAAAGGATACGCCTCCGGTTATGCTTGCGCCTAGAGTATTTAGAACAGCGAAGCTGGCCATTAGCTGAGCGAAACCGACCGCCATGGCTGTAAGAGCCTTGGTCAATGCCGCAGAGTCGATCAAAGAGAGGACTAGAACCGCGGCAGCAAGAATACCAACCGCGGCAGCAATCTTGAGCAACGCGTCAGCTCTAATGCTGGTTTGCATAGCTTCAAGAACGCCAGTCAACTCTTCGAAAGCTCTTGAAATGTTCGAGAATACGCCACTGCCTAGATCGAAGTTAATGCCTCCCTGAAGCCACTTCCCAATCAGTAGAGCAATTCCACCAAGAAGCGAAACATTCAGAGCATCTAGGACAGCATCGAAATCGCCAGGACCCATGGAGTCAGCAAGCTTTTGGCCAAGTTCAGAGAACCAGTCGCCAATAGCTTCGCCGACGGTGTCCAGAATTTCAAGGACGCGGCCCATGAAGTCAGCAAAGCGTTCGCCAACGCCCTTGAGCCTGTCTACAGCACCATCAACCAGTCCAAGCCTAGTGGTGAAACGTTCAACACCAGCCGCGGCAGCGTCAGCAGCACTATCGTCGAAACCGTCAAACAGCGCGACAATCGTGTCCTTAAGATCCTTGATGAACTCGATAGGACCTTGTACAGCCTCAGTCAGATCGTCGAAGAAACGCTTGATGTCTTCTCCTTGATCCAACCCCTCTCTGAGGCTGGTAAAGAAGTCAGCGACATCAGCCGTGAACTCCAACAAACGACCACTACCAAGACCAGTGATCTGGATCACTAAATCCTTGAGGAACACAACGCCAGCCTTAATTACCTCCCACCCAACATCTAGGGCAGAGAATAGGCCGGTAAATATGCGCTTGACATTCTCGATCGTCGTTTGACTGGGCTTAAGAGACTGAGCGAACTCAGAAAACGACTTGGTGATATTGAATAGCTGCTGCGCGGTTGTGGCTGGGAAAATATCCCGGAACGCGTCCTTAATCGGCTTCATGATCTGGCTAAGAGCCTTGAACGCGTCCGAAAGCCCCTGGATAAGGAGAGTTCTCCCTCCCATATCCTTCCAACCCTGAAGCAGTTCCTCTCTGGCATCTGCTTGAGCGTTAACAAACCCGCTCACCGCATTGTTGATTCCAGTGAATAGCTGCGTGGACTCTTCGAAGTCACCAATTACGGTTCGGAAAGCCCTAGACCAACCAGACCCGATAGTTTCCCGAATCGTGGTAAGAAGCTGGCTAAAGGTTCGAATTTTCGTCGCTGCCTCGACACCAACGCGGCCGAGTTCCATAACCGCAGCAACTTGCTCTTGAGTATACCCAAGAGACAGAAGCTGAGCTTCAGTAAGATCTCCGGTAAATCCTTGGAGGGTCGTGGTCAGAACCTGAGAGGTAAGCCACCCGTCCTGAAGAGAGTCGCGGAAGCTGTTTCCAGCAGAAGTCCATTCTTCGAAAGTGGTATTAATAGGCACGTCAGTAATAGTGCCCAAGGCCTTGCCAGTTTCGAAGAGCGCCTTCTGGAAGACTTCGCCACCCATACCAGCATTAACGACGGAGTTCCAGTCAATAAGCCTGAGTGTTCCCGTAGAAATAGCCTGCGACAACTGGTACATAGCTGTTGCGGCTTGCTCAGACGTTGAGCCAGAAATGGCCGCGAGGTTGGCGATACCCTTGATCGAATCGACCGAGGTTTGAAGATCGACGCCAGCAGCGGTGAATGTGCCGATGTTTCTGGCCATCTCACCGAAGTTGAAGATGGTCTTATCGGAGAAATCATTAAGCTGATCAAGAGCAGCATTAACTTCAGGAAGCCCAGTGTTGTCGGCTCTCGTGTTGGCCAAAATAGTCTGGATCGAACGAACGTTTGTCTCGAACTCCCCAAACCCATCCATGATGGGGTCAAGAGAAAGCGATTTTAGAATCTGAGATCCAGAGGTAATAGCTGCGTGAGTGATGGTCGATAGAGCGGTGACCGCGATGGTACTAAGCGCAAGGAACCCCGTGCTGACGTTTTGAACAGCGGTCTGGACGGGGCCTAGATTAATTTTGCTTGCCGCCGAACTAATATCGGCAAACCCTTTATGTGCGCCTTCAAGCTTCAACGCCTTATCAAGCTGAGAAAGGCTTGCAAGGGTCTGCTTAATTCTCGCCTCGAAGGTGGCGTTATCAAACTCCATCCTAACGATGCGATTTTCAACACTAGGCATTTGTCACCACCCTCCAAACATCTTCAAGGATCTTGTCAAATATGGGTCGCATGGCAGGATTAATATAGTCTCTTCCCTGAACATAACCACCTGTTCCGGTGCCGTGACCATATTGGATGATGACAGCGATGTTAACTCCGCCTTCAACATCGGTGTTGAACCAACTTATAGAGACTTTACCTCTGGATTTTCCAATTTGGTAACCCCAAGATTTAGAAGCAAGCCCCGTTTCAACAGGAGTAGCACGTTCGAGAGCGTCAACACCCATACGTCCAAAACGATCTAGATTAGCAAACATCCTGTCGCCTTGAATGCGATTCAAAAATGTTACTGTCTTGTCGAATGAACCTACAGATTTGACGCCGATCATCTTACGCTCCAGGTACTCCGTATTCTACGATCATGAACCAACGTTGCTGGGCTGGGACTTCGAAAACCATTCCGCCATTAACGAAATTAGCGTGAATAAGGAAATCGTCGGTAGAAGTAGTAGCAGAAGGCGTCCACAGAATTTCTCCATCGAGAGAATCCCAGTAGTTACCGTTTCGAACGTCGCCCATGTTTCGAATCTTCTGAAGCAACGAGCCATTTCGGTAAACAGAGAAATCCCATCTGCCACCTTCTGGATCCGAGAAGAAGTTTGACACGGCCATGGGGACGTGCATCCTCAGACCATAAAGTCTTCCAGAAACGACAGGAACGTTGTTCAGAGCAAGGTCCAGAAACCCGGTTTCATCATAAAGGACCGGGCCACTACTAAGAATATGAGGCGCAATTGGCAACCGCATTGGCCCAGCAGCACCAGCAGCACCCGTAGCTCCGGTAGTTCCTGTAGGACCTCTAACGTTACCCGCGTCAATTGTTCCGCCATCACGGCGCTCAAGAATCAGGTTGTTACCAACCACAGAACCATCAACAATGGTGCTGTCATTGATCTCGTCCATCTTCTCGGCCGTATAGCCGGTTACGGTGGTCATATCTCCTCCTCGCTGCTACTAATTTCGTATGTGTCCGGATCCAAATATACAGCAGTATCAGTAACAATTTGGAAGGTGTCCGGATCAAGCATTGTGATAACGCCTTCCAATGGCGTAGTAGCAGTCCATGTTCCATCGCCATTATCTGTGATAATGAAGCGACCCCACTTGAGAACGAAGGTGACAATCGTGTTAAGGCTCGGAAGAGAAGGATCGGAGTCTTCGTCTCCATAAATAAGATTTTCAATATCTAGAAGAAGAAACGGATCGATCTTTCGACTATCAATAACCACGTATGCGGTGGGACGGAAATTATCCACTTCTTCCGGGATGGCAGAAAGGTCCCATTCGAAATCAATTGGCTCGTTATCAAGAGAAAGAGTTTCGTAACGTCTTTCCGCAGGAATGGCCAAAAGATTGTACAGAAGATGAATCTTATAACCAACCGATTGACCAAAGTCATTATTTATCTCTGTACGCCAAGAAAGTCCGAATCTTGCCTTGGGCTGCGCTGTCAGAGAGAAGCCGTTATCCGCTTCAACAACGCCTTGATACGGGAGGAACTCTTCTGGGTAAGTAAAAGCTTTTAGAGTTCCTTCGAAATCGCCCAGAGTCACTAGATCTGCGTACTTGAAGCCATCGAAATAAAGTGGACTAGCGGTATCTACTCTTGCTTCTTGAATCGAAGTTAAACCATTCCAGACAACACCTTTTCCGTCTTTTCCGTAGAAGACGCCTCGACTTACACCGTTCTCATAAAAACGGGCGCCAAGCTGGTCCCAAGAAAGAGCAGTCACTCAACCTCCAATCATCCACTCGTACCGTATTTGGCTTTTCTTTCCGCATTGATCTTAGCATTTCTAGCCATCAACTCAGACCTGGACATCTTCTTAGGCTTCTGATTCTTAACGTTACAAATACGAATCAACGACAATAGCCTATTCAAATGCCAAACTTCAGCCTCGAATGGAATGTTGAAAACAACCATCCAATAATAGATAAGTTCTGAAGTTATAGTTTCGCCACGGCTCTTCTTTACCTCGGGCATGTCGCCGAAGGTTGTTGCTGACTGAGAGGACGCAATATACTCTTGAACGACAGAAAGATGCTCAAGACTTAATCTGGAGAGAACCCCCCGGGGAAAAATTGCAGAAACGATCATCGCTTCTATGTATAACAATAATTCTTCCGGAGTCTTCTCTTCTTTAGACAGGAAAGGCTTTTCCGTCTTGGACTCCCATTTTGACAGTGAGACCAGAGAATGCTCTAATTCCAATTCGAAAGCCCCAACGTATTCAAACTCTTCTGTTTCTTCGTTGAAGAATTCTTCTTCTGCGATAACAAGTTTAAGCATTCTCTGACCTCCAACTATCACGGGCTGGTCAACAGAGTAATGACCTCGTCCGGGAAGGGAAGGTTCGGCGTAACAGTAAGGCTTCCGAACAACTCCGTCTCCAGAGCCGCGAGGTCGGTGGGGTTAGCCGCCGTTGAATCCACAACCAGAAGTGACGCAGGACGATACCCGGTCACAGGAACAGGAGTCGTAGTGATCTCCCAACTGAAGGTCACAGGCTCCGGGGAATCGTTAATGGTGTTGTAAGCCTTTTCCGAAGGAGAGGCCACACAACCATAAACGAGATGCAGCTTGTACCCGTAGTCGTCCAGTTCGACGTCATTACCCAATCGGGTACGATAGACGAGGCCGAAAGGCTTACGAGCCTGCTGGCCGATCACAAGACCGGGAACAGCAGTCGCGGAGCCCAGACCATCGTGCTGGTTGAACTCATCCGGATAAGTGAAGGCCTCCAAGGTGGCCCCGAACGACTCAGCCGAAATCAGGTTGAGGTACTTAATGTTGTCGGCGAACTGAGGGTTCGACTCAGCGCCGGTAGGGGTCTCCTGAACGCTCACAAGACCATTCCAGGCCACGCCAGTTACATACGCCCCGGTACCATCCGGAGTGTAAAGGACGCCATGATCGACACCGGTCTCATAGAAACGAGAACCGACCTCGTCCCAGGTCAGAGCAACCATTTGTCTTCCTCCTAGAAGAACAGTTTGAACACGTTATGATTTAAATCGTCGGCCGCGAAGAAACGATCGTACACGCATTTAGGCAAACTTCTAATTTTCTGTGGAATCAAGCTATCAGGATCTCTGTCAATGACAGTCACCTGATAACGATCCTCCTGAAGATATGGTTTGCTGTCAGCCCAATCCGAAAGCATGAAATCCCTTTCGTAAACGATGCAGGGATATTTCATTTTCACATTTGGAGGAGGCTGAAAATATACGTTATCGCTTCCTAGAATCTCCACAAATAGTGCTTGTAGTTCAAGGCGTTGGGCCATTATAAACTCCTCCCAAACTAAGAATGAGACGAGGAGATCTCACTTCCACCGAACTTACTGTCCAGCGAACTCCTTGCCACACCACATACTTAATCTGGAAGAAATGAGAATCTGCATACTCATCAGCGACGATGCTAATAGAATTATTAACGCTAAGGTCATCGTTCAGTTGTTGCCCTGAATCGAGCCTTCTCGTGTTTCTAATAACATCGCCGCGATAAGCACGTTCTTCTATTACATCGATCCAAACACCAGAACCAGGTGGAGTTTCCGTTGATTCTCCGTAACCAACTTCTCCGTAGAATCGCATCGGAACTCCTGTGGAAATCTATCAGGCGTCAGCGTGATAGGTGAAAGACCAGGTGTCGCCTTCGCTGGTAGCGAAGTGGAAACCGGAGTTGGGAACGGCAACGACGTTCAGGGTCGCGCCATCCGCAAGAGCCGCCTGGGCACCGGTCGACAGAGTCGCCAAGGTGTCGGCGTTCTTGTAGACGACGTTGGTGGTAGCCACGATGGTGACAACACCGGTCTCGCCATTGAAGGTCGGAGCGTTGGGAACCAGGAGCACAGAAGTCGAACCGGTCTTCTTGATGACCATCGCCGAACGGGGGCGAGTAAGGGCACCAGAAATACGCGTCTCGATCAGGTACTTGTACTGGTTGTAGTCGATGTCGAAATCGTCGAACAGAGAAACCTGCCCGCCGCGATCGGCGCCGATGTTGTAGTCGGTCATGTTGACGATAACGCCAACGGTGGTGGGATACGCCTCGAGGGCTTCCACAGGAACGATCGCCGAAACACCCATGTCGGTCGCGACCTCGTCCAGGCTGGAATACAGACGACGACCAAGAGTGTCCTTGAGCAGCTTGAACCGGGCAATCGTAGTAGCCGTGGTGTAGAAGACGGGGTTGCCTGAGCCACGGTAGTACTGCATGGCCAGAATCACGGCCTCGATAACCTCGGTGTAGCTAGAGCTAGCGTCGTCGAGGTTAACGTTAACCTGAACCGTGTAGAACTCGTCGTCAGTCGCGACCGGACGGATGTTGGTCTCGTTGATCTTGTCTTCGTCGTCAACGGCGCGACCGTCTCCGAGAAGAACTGCCCGAGCGATTTCCTCGTCGAGCATGATCCGCATCTCACCCTTCATCCACTGCACCACGTCGAAGTCAGCGATGTCCACGATGTCGTCGCGGTCCAGCTTCTGCTTCTTGTAGATGGTGGTGGGGGTCGTGATACGACGCGACACACCGAAGAACTCTTCCTTCTTCAGGTTGCCCTTGATGTAACCCTTGGCCCGAGCGTCGTCAAACGTCAGGTCGGCGGTCCAAGACTTGATCCGAGAGAAGGGGGTCTTGTGGGCGCTACCCAGGACACCGTTGACCCACTCTGTCCGCCGCTTGAAGAACTCGGGCGTCTGAGTAAGCGCCTGAGCCTCGGGGAACAGAAGGTCGATGTCGTTAATCCCATGCTCGAGGCAGTAATCCTCAACAGCCTGCTTCAGGGAGCCGCCCTTAACCGCCGCGGCCACGATACCCTTCATGGCGTCGTGGGTGAGAACGTGAGCGTCCTGGGTCTTGTCGCCCTCGGCGTCCTTCTCGAAAACGTTCCGACTCATCTTTTCGTTACCTTCCTTATCGGTATCGTTGACGTTTGTATCGCTATGCTCTGCCGAGGTGTTCTCGTCATCAGCCTTCTTAGCAGACTCGAGAGCCTGTCCAACCATGTAATGAAGAACGCCCTGCTGAATAGGCGTCATGGAGTCGTAGACTTCCGTAACCGTCTTGTCATCAGGGTCGTCGGACTTGTTGTCGTCCTCTGCATGCTGAACCTCTTCTTTAAGGCTCTCATGCTCGAGTTCGAGACCAGTATAAATAATTGCCTCATCTTCGAGAACGTCACTTCCACCGTCGGAATGACGAATGGTCACATTCTCAATAAGTGCGCCGGGATTAGCACCGGAAAGAACGAGACTAACCTCACGAATAGCCCCGTGAAGAACCTTTCCAGCGCGCTCAATGAGCTGATTAGCCCAAATAGAGAGCTGAGTGATGTCCTTATGCTCAAGGGCATCAGCGACCTTAGTACGACCCTTGTTGTTGAGGAACGCGTAAGTATAAACGCCTTCCTTACGAGCCTCCAGAATTGCGTGGCCAAGTACGTTCTCAGGATCACTGTGACCATGCTGCCAAACCAGCGGAACTTGCAGCTTATCCTGATGATCAAACGCCCCCGGCATGATGGTTCGACCGTCCGAGCACTTAAGCCCAGACTTAGTCGCCCACCCGCTGAAGTCTGCTTCCATTTTGACGGTTCCTTTCTAAGCTTCCGACCTCTGAAGTCTCTAGCTGTTGAGGCATGTTACTGTTCTGCAACTTGTCAGCCTTAGGATCTGGATGAGGAGCGATTCCCATGAAACCTCTGACTTCATTGCTGGTCAGAACTTCGTTTCTTGTGAACTTATCCACAACCTCTGCCAGATCTGAGGCAGGAGTAAACTTGAATGGGTTCCTGAAGGCTCTAATAGCTTTGTTATCAGAAACTCCAGCGGCCCCAATAAAGACTCTATGCATAGCCTCAACGATCGCGTCCACAATCGGAATTATGGTGCGATTGAAGTAATTGATCATAGCCGCTTCATCGGCCGTACCGTTCAATACTTCTTCGGTAAGACCTAGCTGGTTATAAAGCAGATTAGTTAAGTACTCAACCTGCTTCAATAGGTTGTTCTCAGCAGGTCTATTAAGCTGAGTGATCTTTTCGGTGCCATCAATGTAGGCAATTCCGTACTGACTACCACGCAACTGGATTTCGATGTCTTCTTTACGCTGCTCCGCCTGCTGCCTTCGGGCCTCCGACTTAATTACGTAAGGCAACTGAATGATGATGTCGAGTTTTCCAGAACTGGATTGCTCGTCAACAGCATCCAACATGCCTAACTTCCTAATCAACCTCTGAAGAGTTGAGTTAGGTTCGTTCATGACGGAATAAAGAGGATTCTCTACGATCGCGACCGAAGATTTTGGAAGAACGATCTCTTCTCTTTGGCCCTTTTCTGTATTCCAAAGATTTACGCGAACGTGCTTTGGGTACCACTCCAAAACATCAGCAACTCTTAGCGTAAAGACGTCTGTGAAACCGTTTAGTCCAGGTTCACGAGCTGTATCGACAGGAACAATTGCAGCACAACCTCTATCGAATAGAGTAATCGCAATGTCCTGTCGAAATGCTCTAGGACCCTGGTCGATATTCGGTTCCAGAGTCAAACAAGAATTAAGGGCGCTGTCTACATCCCCGATATATCTTTTCTGATCGTCAACATTGATGTGTTTGATGACAGAATCAGAAACATCCATACTCAACTGTGTATAAACAGAAGAAACGATGGATCGTTCACTATAAATGCGTAAGCGAGTTCTGGAAGGAGACCCTCCGCCAAACGATGTGGCAGTCCCATAGGTCAAATCCGTGGGAGCTACTACCGGGTTTCGAAAGGCGTTCCAGACCCTCTTAACTGTATCTAGAAAAGCCAAGAAACACCTCCTTTAAGAAACCTCGTCCTCAACGGTCACTCGAAAGCCTCCTTATGTGCCTTATACGCCACGTATGCATCCATCATAGCCGAAACATTATCGATCTTTTCGTCGGCTCTCTTCTTAAGGAGCTTCCGGTTACCGTTAGTATCTTCCAAAGTAACCGCGTTCCCCATAGCAAAGGTCATCAAACCTTCGTCGAAGATCAGCATTCTTTGCTCAGCGAGAATTTTAAGTTCGCCAAGAGGAACAGATTCCGTTCTTGCCCCCTGGATGACCTTTTCAATTCCAAAGGGCCCGTTCTCTGCTTCCCATCGCTCTACAAAACTTCTCGCGTTGTAAGGATCGAACCCAAAAGTACGAACATCGTATTCGTGACTTTGAATAAACAGGTCCAAATCGTCATAAATTTCCATCATTTCAAGGACGGTACCCTCCATTACGTGAAGACTTCCTTCATTAATGAATTCATCATACTTCAATCTCATTGAAGCTTGAATCTTCATTAAAGTCAAAGAGGTAATGTAGCTTCTGGTTTTAACCCCAAAAGACCCGTCTTGAAGGGGAAATAGGAACGTAAACGCGCAGAAATCGTCTCCTTGAGAGAGATCCGCGCCCATAGAACAAGGCAAACTCCAGAATTCTCTGGTTCGATGAGGCAAAGTCTCTTCGTAAGTGAAGAAATAAGTATAACCCTCCATCGGAATACCAAACCGCTTAGCTAAGATGTCATTTCTAGCGGCAGGAGCTTTTTCGGCTCTTTCTACGTCCAAATGATAGGTATCGTAGCTAACGGTCCGTCCAAGATTAGGATTTGCCTTCAACCAGGTCGATGGATCGTTAACTTCTTCGATATCGTCCAGTTTATAGTGCCAAATGGAAACGTGTGGCGCAAGATACTCACCTCGAAGTATCGAAGCTAGTTCCATTTTGATGGTGTCTCCAGAACCATTGCGAACTGTTCCTTCAGAACTGACCGCAACGATAATGTAATCCTCCATCTTAGAGGCACCTTGTTCAATAGCTCCGACCACATCCTCTCTAAGATCTCCAGACAACCATTCATCGATTGTTGAGACCTTAGGTCTAAGCCCCTGTAGCTTAGCAATGGTCATAGGACGAATCTCAAGTAGAGATCCAGTCAAGAAGTTCTCGATACCCTTTTTAGTAGACGCTAACTTCTGTCTTTGCGCCCTTGAACCTGTAGTGTTCTGGAGAGAACCCTCCGTCAAGAACTTAAAGAGTGGGCCACGACTCCTAACGATAGCTGTTCTAAAAGGAGACATGACTTCTTCGGCTTGCTTCATGGTGGGAGCGGTGGTGATCTGATGTGTAGTCGCGGTGTCCACATTAAGGAAGTAGGCTTGTATGAGGTATTCATACATTGACTTCGCTGCACCGCGAGCAACAATCAAATACTGTTTGACAGTTAACCGCTTCTTAATCATCTTTGTTACGTAATGCCCACCGTGGCCATCTTCGTTTGGCGTATAAACGCTACGTTCGACGAAGTAGAACCAAGAAAGAAGTTGCTCTGCCCACAATTTAAAGCTATCTAAAAGATTAAGATCGCTTCCATCGGTAAGAGTCAGCTCCATTTCACAATACTGAATAAAGCCATCAATAGCCAAATCATCATAATATATGTTTGGGTTCTCTATAAGAGCATCGATTCTGTTCATTTCCATAGAGATTTCCCTATTTACAGGGATTTCACCGTTAAGAACAGACTCTCTAAACAACCCATAGTAATAAGGTGTTGCTGTGTTAGATAAAGCCATAACAACCCCTTATTCAAAGTCGATTAGCCACCGACTTAGCAAATTCCGAACCCAATCTGGACTCAAGAATGGATTTAACGGCAACGATTCCGGCAGTGGTGACAAGCGTCTTAGTCACCTTCTTACCAGAACCGCTAAGAACCTCTTCCACAAATTGACGACCCTTAGACTTATCTTTCGCGTTAAGCTGGTTATATCGCTTCTCTGTCTCCATTCGCTTAATGCGCTTTTGTAGTTCAGCATCGCTAAGCTTCTTGGGAGACTTCTTAAACGAAGTTCTAGTCCTTGGGGAGTTCGACCCGCCAGACTTACGACGGACACCCCACTTCATTCCTTTAACACCGTGATGAGAAAGGAACTCTAGAACCTTATCGCTCCATCGTGCATCGAGTTCAAAATCATCATTCTTCTTCAATGCAAACGTTGGACCCTCAGAATTTCCAGTCCACACAGCTATACGGTCGAACTCAACCCAACGAATTCCTGGGAAGTCTCTAGTATCTTCCTTAGCTGGAGACTCAGGGAACCCCAATGTCAAATGAGGAATCCACTTATCGAACTGTGGGACCGAGTTATAGGCTTGCCAGATGTTACGGTTCTTAAGGAGATGCGATCTGACTTGCTCCAGCCATTTGACGTTAAAATCATCGAAGAAGAGGACATCGGCGTTATCATCGCCTAGTTCTCCTCGTCTATCGACAGACATTCCGAAACGTCTTAGAGAAACGTTGTTCGTATGCTCTACGTATTCCACAATATTCTTAATCGTGTCTTGGTTGTCAATCTCTCCAAGAAACAAGAAAGTCATGTGTGGAACCTTCTCGCTTGAGATCTTCCAAACGAAGTCGTCTTGTTCTGGAATGAAAGCAATAGTTACTTCAGGCATTTCACCTCCCTAAAGAGTCACCCAAGCGCCGGATTGACGTACATGACGAACAACAGGAACCCAAAGACCGCCGTCGCGGTAGAATCGCGTGTCTTCAGAAAGAGAGAAGTTAAACCCAGGGGGATCTTCTCCGGTAAGGACCGAAGTTCCG